GAAATTCAACCCCTACGAAATCACCACAGAGCGCATACTATCCAACGATGTGACACATTCCAGAATGAAACTCAACAGCCTATCCGCAAACGTCCGCCGCGTGATTGTCACAGGTCGCCCACTCAAGGCGAATGGCGAGACTTTTAATTCTGGGGCGAGGGTTTTCAAGCCATGAGTGACATAAGCCTTACGGGTCCGCAATATAGATTGCTTTCTTCAATGGAGATAGATCAATGGTATGGCGATTATCCAGCCGAAGACGTAAAGAAATTTCCATCAGATTGGAGCCCAAGCCATTTTAGGCAAATGATTCGAATCCTCATCACCAAGGGAGTCTTAGAAAAAAGGATGAGGGATTATCAAACCGATTACACAACATTCAAAGCATTTAACATAAGGCTTAAACGCAACTCCTAAAACTCTTTGCGCGCCGGGTAGTCCGGCAGTCTAAAGACTCAGCAACGGTTGTCAGTCTTTGCCAGTTTGCCTATTCTTGGCTGGCTGGATTTGGAAAAAGACTCCGGCCCGGCGCGCATTTTTTATTTCACTTCACCACATCATCAAATGAACATGACAATCCCTTCCGGCTTTTGCCGGGTTAACGAAATCGCCAAGACGCCAGCAGAACGCCAGGCTCTTTATGACGAACTAAAATTAAGCCGCCTGCCGTGCCTCAAGTCGGGCGGCGGCAAGCATGGAACTGTATTCCTCGAAACTGCCTCAGCTGCGGCCTTTCTTGAGCGTCGCCGCGCAAGGCTGAATCCGGAACCAAAGGCAATTCCATCAACTAAAAACATCCCGCCCGCTTCTGAGTCGGACCAAATCAGAAAGCTTGCGTCTGAATGCGAACGCGTTTGGCAAGATAGGGTTGGCGCATTTTGCAACATAGTAAACGCCTTCACAAAAAACCAAGAGGTAACCGGCGGAAAGATTGACGAAACCAACCGATTACTTGGCGAACTTCTCAAAGTCTGGGGGGCTGGCAAATGACCTACCACTCCGACCGCTCCCGCGTGTCAAACTCATCCAAGTCCCATGCTTAAACACCATCCAGAAATCACCCAAAACACTCCCGAATGGCTTGACCTTCGCTGCGGAGTTTTCACCGCGTCGCCAATTGCCGCGCTTCTTACCGCCAAAGGTGCGATTGCCGACAATGAAACCAGCCGCAACCTCGTCAACCGCATTGCCCGGGAACGCATGGCCAAGCGCCCTGACAGTCAGTTTGAATCCTTTGACATGCGGCGCGGTCATGAAATGGAACCGATTGCGCGGGACTATTACCACCGCCTGATTGCGCCGGTTCATCAGGTTGGATTTGTGACCAACGAAATCGAAGGAATCGCCGTTGGTTGCTCGCCTGATGGTCTTGTTGGCGAGGACGGGGGTATTCAAATCAAGAGCCGAAACGAGGCGAACCATTTCAAGGAAGTCCTTTCCGGTGAAGTCCCGGCGGGTGACATGCCACAGATCCAATTCGAGCTTATGGTCACGGGCCGAGCTTGGTGGGACTACGTTTCATTCTGCGACGGATGGCCCTTACTCGTCATTCGGGTTCTGCCTGATCCGGTTATTCAAGCGACACTCCGAAAGGCGCTTGTGGAGGCTGAGAAGGCGGTTGGCGCGGTGATCCACAGCTATCATGCGGCGGCGTTTCCTTACGCATGGACGGAGAAAATTCCGGACGCCTCAAACCTCGAACTCATTTAACACACCATGAACATCATCTACATCACAGGGCCAAGCGGTTCCGGTAAAAGCCGCCTTATGGCACGAAATAAAGAGGCTCTTGAGTCTCAGAATTATTCCGTTCTTTGCATTCATCACCAACCAGTTCCAATGCCAATCAAGGGAGACTTTGATTTTGTGCTTGTCGAAAAAATAACTAGGAACACAAGTATGTCATTTAACGATCAAGCATTTGGCCTTGAAGACTTTATGAATGCCGTTGATGGAATTAAAAAGCGCGGCGGCAGGATTGGCGAAGTTGATGAGGCGGCGAAGAAATACGCAGCTATGACCGATGCCCAGTTGATTGCCGAACTGACAGAAGAACCCGAAACAAAGAACTAACACCATGGACCTATCACAAACAATCATTCCAAAGTCGGACCAACTGAATGCCGACGACCTCATTGCCGGACCTCGCACCATTCGCATCACGCGGGTAGAAGTGAGGACTGGCGAGCAACCCGTTTCAATCTTCTTTGAGGGTGACAACGGCAAGCCTTGGAAGCCATGCAAGAGCATGATCCGTGCCCTTGTTCACCTATGGGGTGTAGACTCCCGCCATTATGTCGGACGTGCGCTCACAATAGCACTTGACCCGACTGTCATCTGGGCAGGCAAGCCGGTTGGTGGGATTCGCATCACTCACATGAGCGACATCGGAACCGGGTCCGCTACCATTGCGCTCACGGAGAAAAAGGGAAGCCGCAAGCCTTTCACAATTAAAGAACTCGCCACCTTCTCTGCCGAACTTGCAACGCTCAAAAAGGCCGCTAATCTGGCAGAGTTAAAAGCCGCTTGGGAGTTGCTGTCAAAGGATGCCAGGACGTTCCTGAAAAGTGACCTTGACGGGCTCAAGTCGACGATTGACGCGGCGTCCAAGGCGCTGCAATCGGACGGCGCAAAAGGAGGTGAGAAAGCCGAGTAACCAAACCAACCCACCAAGCCCGCCGATTAAAACCCGGCGGGCTTTTTTGTGCCCCATCGGTGAATAGCAAACTCGGTTGTCTCTCACGCTTTTCCAAAAATGAGACACAATGGACGCAAAAAAAGGCCGTCCGGTTTATCGCCGGGCGGCCTTCCTGTTTTCCGCTGCCCGTCTCATGATGCGCAATGCGTCTGACTCAATCGTGGTGCGGTGCGGGAAAATGGCAATCAGGACGGGACTCGAACCCGCAGTCTGCGGTTTTGGAGACCGCCGCTCTACCAATTGAGCTACCTGAAAAGTGGGTGCAGAGGTCGGATTCGAACCGACGGCCACCGGATTATGAATCCGGCACTCTATCCGCTGAGCTACCCTGCAATGAAAAGTTGGAGCATCAGGCGGGATTCGAACCCGCGACCCCCAAGAGCGAAAGCCCCAGGACTCTACCAGTTGAGTTACCGATGCAAAAAAGAACAGAAATTGACACCAGGGTTTTGTCCGTCGCTTGAATTGACGGCCCTGATTCGCGGCATAAAAAAGGCTCAACCCGTTGCCGAGTCAAGCCTTTAGTTTGTAAGTTTCCACTCGGCCCCTTAGAGTGGGTGTTGTCATGGGGCTGTTACGACAGAGTGAGGTAGTTTAGGATTTCATGGCAGGAATTGCTTGTTAAGCGAAAGAACCCCCACTATCTCCAAATCCGCCCACAATGCAAGAATAAAAAAGCGGAAAGTTTTTGAGGCTCTCCGCTTAGTTTTTCCCCACCCTGTTTGCCGCGCTTGGGTTGGGAAGTTGGACCGGTTGCGCGGCGGGAAAAGTTAATCGAGGGTCATCCAATCCTCTGCGATCATGTCCGATTGAGACGCCAGCCAACCGGTCAAGACCTTGCGGTCGGCAGTCATCATGCGAATTGATGCAAGGCACTCAATCTCGCCGCCGTTGGCTTCTGCCATGGCCTTGAGGTGGGGCTCTCGGCACCACTCCGCCTTGACCTTGGCGGCGGGCAGCAGCCAGAGATACATGCCCTTGCCGTTCCAGCCTTGGCGCGTGACTCGCTTGCCCTGTTTGAGGGCTTCAATTGCGTCTCCGAATGTTTGATTTTCCATGTGTGTTTTTGGTGAAAGTGTTATTCCGATTTCATTCCGGTTGGTTCCAAGTTGGAATCAGACTGAGCCTTGACCCGTGAGCGCCAGCCCTTGGCCGTCACGGTCGTCTGACTCCACGGCGTGTGGGTGGTGATCGTCACCTCGTCGGCGTCAATGTCGCGGGTGTCAATCGGCGCGCCGTAGCAGCCGGACAGCGCACAAAGAAAGGCAAGCGCAAGGCCAGCGACGAGAAGATTGCCGAGAAATTCAACGGCAACGTGTTTGGGTGATGGGGGAGGGTGGGTCATGGGTGGCTCTCCGTCTCTGTGAAATCCGCCCCACCTGTCAACGCCCGAACAAACCTTGCGCCCGGCGTGATGCCTCGTCTATGCGCCTTCCACGCCCTATGAGCGGTCGGGGCGAAGAGAACTGCGGCACACCTGATACCTGCCCTAAATCGCCCCATTCCTTCGCTCCGGCAAGCCTCATAAAAAAGCAGGTCACACAGCCATTTGCGATATTTACCATCGGCGTAAAGGCGGTCATGCCAAGCAGCGGGTTTCTTCGTCTTCCCTCCAAGCTCAAAATCCCACAGTCGGAATGAAGCAAAGTCAGTTGGGAAGCCCTTCTCGATCAGGTGTTTCTGTCCGGTGATTTCGGAGAAGTAAGGAAGCGGACGGGTGAGCCGCTCGAAGTTCGGCCCGTCTTCCGGCGATGGGTCGGAGTAAATCTCGTCCTTGAATCCGGCGGGAATGTGCGGGATGCGGCTCATTTGCGCCGCCCCTTATTCAACTCCCCTGCCAGCCTGTCATTCTCCTTCTCAAGTCGCTGAATCTGAGATGTTTTAGAGTCGTCATACTTCTTGAACAAATACCGAACCACCCAAAAAAGCACGCATGAAACCACGGCTCCGATGCCTGCAATTCCAAGCCGCTCAACCTCGCCAGCGTCAGGGACATACATGGCCAGCATCCGGCCTCCGCTGACAGTATTAGCGACGCCCGGCGGCATAATGACACAGAGGATGAAGGAGGCGGCCTTGCACCCTGCCAAGCACAGGCTCCCGGTGTCTTGCGCCGCTTGGGTGATTTCAGGGCGGCTGGCCAGGGTTTCGACTGCTGTCTGCATGGGGTTGGGTAATGGGGTTGGGGAGGCGGTTGGCAAGCTGTTTAGCACGCGACCCATGCGCTTCCATTGTATCTCGCCCCGCAGTGGACAGCACCGCCGCCAGTTAGTGTCGCATTCCAGCTTGGCGCGCTCGCGTCTGTGACGCAGGCAACGGCCCCGGCGACCATGCCAAGGGCAGCGGTGGCAGGCAGCGTGGCGACGGTGTAGGCCGGAAGGACAACGGCCCCGGTTGGCAGGAATACGCCCTTGTTGGTGAGTCGTCCGCGTGAGCTGCCGCCGACTTGGAAGTCAAAGAGATTTTGAGCGCCTGAACCCACTGCCGTTTCGGTGCGGTTGATGAGCAAGTCAGTGCCAGCCGCTGTCGATGTCTGGTTGTAAGTGCCGGCCCAAGACAGGCCAACTGCCGTGCCGGTTGAAGCCGATGACCCCCATCCACTCCACAGCGCGTTGATGGCGTTGGCCGTCCCGGTCGAGAAGCTGACAGAGCGGAAGCCGCCAGTCGTGCTGCCGAGTGTTTTGATTTCGTAGTATTGGTTTGCCCCCGCGATGATGCGGATGTCCCGAGTGATTCCCGTTCCGCCTTTTTCGGTGCCGATGTAAAGCGTGTTGCCGGTCCAGTAAATCCGGCCCCGCTCGTAGTTCGTGACCTGGTCGGAGGTGTTGAAAATAGTGTATCCCGTGGTATCGCTGGACGGAACGGCGGGGGCGGTGAGTTGCGGGGCGGTGAGCGTCTTGTTCGTGAGCGTCTCAGTCCCTGCAAGAGTTGCCAGCGTGCCGGTAGTCGGGAAGGTCACAGTCGTTACCCCGGCCAGCGTGCCAGTGAAAGCAAACCCGCCGGTCATGGTGAATGCGGCATCGGTGGTGAAGTTGCCTCCAATGGTGAAATCGCCGCTTATATCAACGCTTCCTCCAGTTGTAAATGTGCCGCCGGTGTCGAATGTTCCAACGGTAGTAAAGGTCGATCCGATGGTGACCAAACTCGCCCCAACCGTCAACGTCCCAAACGATCCGGAAGTGCCGGAAATAGTCGCGCCGGAAACATTGCCAACGGCGGAGATTGCACCGCCGAAATTTGCCGTGGTTGTGGCGGTGAAATTGATGTCACCGGAGACGGTCAGGTCGCCGGAGAAGTCAGCATTGACGGCTGCAATTCCGCCGCTGACATCGCGAAGAACCACGGTGTTGGCTGTGGCAATGGAAGCGTAGGACGGCCCGACCTCAATCATTCCGTTGCTGTCGCCTGCCACCATGGTCAAGCGTCCGGCGCTTGATGTGACGATGGTGGAGTCGTGAACAACCGCCGTGTTCGGCTGAATGGACCCAATCGCGTAAACTGACCCGCTGGCATCACGCTGAACCAGAGTCGAGGCCGTGGTGGTCTCGGCATACGCCACCCCCGCGCCAAGCGTGAGATTCGCAGTGATGACCGCGACCTTTCCAGCGTTCCCGACCGTGATGGTGCCGGAGCTGATGAGGTCGCCACTGCCAGTTCCTGCACCGATGTTTGCCCGCGCCTGAGCCTGTTGCGGAGCGGTCAGCGTCTGAGCAATCGTCTTGACATAAAGCTGCGGATTCGACGGCGGAGTCGAAGCGTCATAAGCGCCTCGAATGAGCGTCAAAGGAATCCGAACCACACGCCCGTCAATAATGAAGTCAACAAGCGGTTCGACGTTCGGTTCATTCGTGTCCCAAGTGCCAGCGACCACAGACCAATCTACTTCGGAAACGTAATACTCTTCACCCTCGTCTCCCGTCTCAGTCCAAGTCGAATCTAAGACAATCAGGTCTTCCGCGCCCGGTGTTTTGCGGACAGCCAAAACGATGGTCGTTGCCGTGATGCGGACCGGGTCGGCAGTAGCGCCGCCGCTGTCGTCATAAAGATAAAGGTGGGTTGTCTCAACACTGCCGGAAACGCGGCTTGGCGTGTCGGCAGCTTGCCAAGTTGCCCCCTTGAGAAGCGGGCCAATTGAAACCTTGTCCGGTTCTTTGGAAAGGTTGAGGTAAAGAGCAATGGGAGCGGCCATGTGGTTTAGAGTTGAGTTATTGAAAGGGTGGCGACAAGGCAATCCGCATCGCCGTTTGTCACGCTGGCATAAAGCGAGATCGTCGGGTCGCGTTCGGTTGCGCCGTCAAGGATTTTAAGGACGCCACTGGCGTTGCGGATGACGCGGATAAGCGCCTGCCCGCTTGTGTTCCCGGACGCGACGCCTTCGGGAAGACTGCCAGTAATTGCGCTGGCGTTGGTGGTCACGTCAGACGCCCCGGCTGCGGGTGTGCTTTGCAGCTTACCACCAACGAGTTCCGCGTCGGTGATTGCGTTGGCGCAAGTGTTGCCCACAACGTATCCGCCCTCCTCGCCGCCAGTCACCGTGATGGAGTCGCAGTCAACGAACGAGCCAAGCGTGAGAACTGGGGTTTCAACAATCAGATCTTGCACTGTCATCTCCAATTCAGCCCCGCCGTCAGTTACAACGAACCCGTCAAAGTTCGGAATCAGAGCCGCTGATGTGCTGGACGAAGTTGACGCCAGCGAAACCCCGCCAACCCGCATCTCTGATTGCACAATAACATGACCCGGCGTCGCAGTTAGAGCCCCGTCAAGAATCATTTCGAAGCTGGCACAATAGTGGCAATTAAAGTTCCCTGTGGTGCGAAATGTGAAAACGCTACCCGACAGCGCGCCAAGTTTCGCCAGTGTTGCAGCGGATGGAACGTCAAGGGTTTCCGTGTCGAGCGTCAGCGTTCCCGACAGCGCTGTTGACCCGACGCCGGAAAGAACAACGCATCGGGTTTCTTGCCTGCGCGCTTCGGGAATGCGAAGGCGAATCCCCTTGCCGGGAACGACTTCACCCGTGCCGCCAATGATCTCAAAGACCGTGTGGTCCCTGAGTGCGGACATGTTCTCGGCCGAGAGGGCGGTGAGCAGGTCGTCACCCTTGCGGAATAGCGGCGATTTGTCGAAAATGATCATCAGTATGGGTCGTAGATTGCGGCATTCCAACCGACCGAACTTGTGCCACCGGCGGAAGGAATCCACTTTTCCCGGATGAAGTAAAGACCCGGCGCAATCTCCTCATAACCGGGCGTCAGGTAAAGCCAATCGGCATCCGGCGAAGTCTCTTGAGGTCCGCCCGGAACTGATGCGGTAGCGACATAAGTGCAAGACTTGGTAACGTCCGGAGGTGTTGCGGAAAACCGCTCGCAATTCCAAGAACCACCCACGTCAAGGTAATCAGTGATGCCGCCCAGCGGGGTTGAGACTGCCGACATTGACCCGGCAGGGAAGCCGATGAAATTCCCCTTGGCGTCAAGCGGGTCATATCCCCCGGCGCGGGCAGACGTGACAAGCGCGGCAAAGGTCTTGGCCCCGCTGTCCCTCTCAAGATACTCAATCGGAACGGTCTTGTCGGCAGGCTCCCACCAATAGCGAGGCGGACTGTCCGCCGGGTCCGTGGTGCCTCCGGTATTGGCGTCAAAGCCGCTGTAAATCAGGGTGTAATCCGTGATGCCGTTCTTATCCTTACCTTTGACCGGACCGAGAAGGTAAGTGGTTGTGTATGAAGGATGAGCGTCGCCCTTGGCTGGAATTACAGTCAGGAAAGAAGGCGTGTCACATTGCCACGTTTCGACAATGGTCAAACTGTTGTTTATCTCGCGGGTGATTTCGCGTCCCCGTCGTTCGTTGAACGAGCCCGCCGCGCCTTGCCCTCTTTTGATTTCGGTTGTCATTGTAAGGTAAGTCCCCCGCGTGAAATGATTTCGTCCAGTTTCTCGTTTGTCTTCTTCTGTTCCTCAACCTGATGCTTGCCCGCGTCCATCGCGCCGGAAATGTAATTGGCAGGCATTCCAGCGCCTCCCACGGCAGTGAGGTCATGCAAGTGCATTGAGCCGCCTTTGTCCCCGCCGATGCGGGTTTCAATAGCTGAAATCAGGGCGTCAATGGCGGTGATGGATTCGGTTGTGACGTTGGCCGTGATTGCGCCCGCTTGAGTCTCTGGCTGGCCTTGGCGAATGCCGACGAGTTGCTCCCGCTGCCGCTTGAGTTCCTTGATGTCTTCCGGCCCCATTCCGGCGGCGCGCAAACGGAGGGACTCGGCTTCCATGGCGCGCTTTGACTCCGGGCTTAATTCCTGCCCGAAAATGCGCGACTCGCCACGGCGGGCGGCGTTTCCGCTGTCAATGTCAGCGAGCGCAGCGCGGTTGCGGGCAATCGCATCTTGCTCGGCTTTCGCTTCTGCCGGAGAGAGTCCGCCGAAGTAAGTGGTTTTGTCAGTAAAAGGATTCCAAACCGAAAGACTGGCCCGCTCCTTGAGGCGTTGCTCGCTGGCTTTGATCTCAAGTAAAAGCATCTCCCGCGCCTTGCCTTGCCCGGCAGCGGAAACGCCTTGGTCTGTCACGCCCTTGCCAATTTGTTGCTGAACGCCAATGAGTTTTTTGGCCGATTCCGTCGCTTCGTCCATCGCCTCGGACATCTTCTCATAAGCGTCATAGGCTTTAATCACCGCATAGGCAGCAACCGCCATACCAGCGGCAACGGCTCCACCCATGACCTTCGTTCCAAGACTCGCCCCAGCCATCGAAGCCCGGAACGCATCCGCCTTTTCAATCAATTCCCCGAACGGTCCAAGCGACGAACCGAACGCGGTTGCCATGCCGCGACCAATGCCGGAAGTAGCCTTGCCAACAGCGGTTTGCGCCTTGCCAAGCTCCCGGTTTAGCTCGGTAGTGTCCCCGCCGATTTTAACAACTGTGGCCATTTATGCGGGAGTGCGGAAGAGGTGGGGATTCATGCGCTTGTGTTCTTCCATTGCGGCAGCGTCGGCTTCCGGGTCGTCAAAGCGCGGGCGGGGCTTGTGCGGGTTTACGTCCGTGGCGTCGTAGTGTGCCGTCCAAGCCCTTAGTGCCCCGTAAGGCATGGACCATGCGGCATCATAAGGCACGCCAGACCGGACAGCCGAAACGACAGCGGCAAGGATAGTGCATCCGGTAAAAACTTCAGTCTTCACGTTGCCACCGGAAGGCCAGTTTGCGCCGGGGTTGGTGTTATGGTCCTCAAGGTAACTACGGCACGCGGCTTGTGCGGCTTCGAAGTTCTTCTTCCGCAGTAACCAAGCGCAACGGAAGACATCGCCAAGCGACGGGGCAATGTCAGGGAACCCCTTTGGCACGCCATGCTTGCCGATTGGACGGGAGCAAATGCGGATGAAGCCAAGCAAGCCGGGAATTGTTCCAAGGCCAGGCCATTCCCCTCCGTCAAGGGCGAACGCATGGCCCGCAGAATACGGTTCAAGCGCCCGACCGAGAATGCGGTGGCGACTGTTGTGAAAGCCAGATTTGATTGCCGGATTCACGCTTTAAAGAAGCCCTTCGACGCCCTCGGACCATTCGACATTCATAGTGACAAGAACGAAATTACCCTTGGGGTAGGTGGTGCCGATGGACTCAATCGCGAAGGTCTTGTTGTGGTTCGGATTCGGCATATAAGTCAACTCAATCAACCCGCCAGCACGTGGCCATACGGTGGAAGTGGCGAGGATTTCAAGCTCAATACTGCCGGTGATGTTCCGGCCCATGTAGCGCTTGGTGTCAACAGCGCCTAAGACGTTCTGTTCCTTGAGTTTGGTGTCAAAGTCCTCGGTCAGATTTGGGTTGACGATGCGGCCTGTGACGGTCGCCTCGGTCGGAGTGATGGTGAGGATAACATCAGTTCCGGTGGCGGAGGCGTTGGCAGAAAGTTCGAAAGTGCTTGAGTTCGTCACCGACAGAACCGTTGAAGCGCCCGGAATGCCGGTTCCGCTGACACCATAGCCCGCCCTGATGTTATCGGTGTTTACGTCGTTACCGCCCGTGTTCACGATGATCGTAGCATCGCCGGAAGAGGTGTCAGTAGCTACGGTAAACGGCGGGTTTTTGAGCGCGCCATCAGCGGCGGGAGTTGCGATGCGGCCATAGCCGCGTTGAATGTCAGTATTCATTTTTGAAGTGTTAAGGGTTAGGTTCCGTCGCCATTGTCAGCGCGGAAAAGGACATCAGAGAGAACGAAATCAGTCTGACGAATGCGCGTTCCGTTCGTCTCTCCGGTTGCGGAAGGTGTCACGGTTACTTCGTTGCAGAAATAAAGCAGGAAGTTTGAAACCGTATCCGCTGACTCGGCAAGGTTCGCCGGGTCTTCCAAAAGGTTCTGAATCAGGGTTGCGAAATCGTCATGAGCCTCGGCGGAAACGCGGTCAACGGCAGTGATGAAAGACACCCGAACCGTAGCGCGTTTGTCTCCATCTTGCGGCAGTGAGCCGGGGGTGTTTCCGAAGTCAGTCCCGTCAACAATCACGCGGCGAATGGATGAGGTTTCGTCTGACGTGCTGGCTTTCTCAAGGTTCACGTTATCGGCGGGCGCGATTTCAGAAAGCGCGGAGGAGATCCACTCCTCAAGTTTGCGGTTCGGGCTCATGATACGGTCAAGGCCTTTCGGTTGGCGCGCTCGATTGCGCGGCTGGCTTTTTTCTGCATCACGGCGGCGGATTGCTTGCGAAGGTTTCCAACCTCGCGTCCCATCGCGTAAAGAAGTGCCTGCTGACTGATGCAGTATTGCGAGTAGTCAACAAGGTTGGTTGCCGCACAGATAGTTTGCGCGCCCTTGGTTGCCGTCTCGCCCATGCCGGTTTTCATTGGACGGCGGGTCCGCTTGAATTTCGGCAGGTTGGCGTCATTCCCGTCATAGCGGAGACGGCCAAAGTCTTTTGACGCTTCCACCCATCCACCTGCCGCTGTGCCAACGCGCTTGCTCATGCGTTTGGTGTAGGTTTCCAGCTTCTCCCGGTTGTCAATCAGGTGAAGCGGTTGAGGAGTTGTGACAACGCGAGAAGAACGTGAGCCGCTGGCAGATGCGGTAAACTTCACGTTCTGCCGCACAAGCGCGTTGTCCACCTTCTTCTCGGGAACCACCGGAACGCCAAGCGCGGTTGCGTAAGCATTGGCGCGGCGCGGGTCTTCCTTGGCGATTGCGTAAAATACCTTGCCCGCGTCTTGTTTCACCGCGTCAAGCGTGTTGGCAATGCGGCGGCGGGAGGGGTAGACCTTGCGGGTGTCTTTAAGGATAGCGCCCGCGCCTTCGCCCAACCGTGTCGGAAACGAACGAATTGCTAGATCGACAGACAAGCGCCGGGCGGATTGCTTGACTAAAACTCCCATGTCCTTGCCGCTTTCGCGTTGGAGCTTGTTGAGTTCATAGGTCAAACCCTCCGCATGGAAGACGGCAGTGACCTTGAAGAACCCCTTGGACGCTTGCGGCTTTTTAGGCATTTTTAGCCTCGCAGTAGAAAATGGTTGTGATCTTGCCGCGCCCGTGTGATCGGACGATAAACTGTTCGCCTTGGAAGGTGAGGATTTTGTTCAGTGTCTGGCTTAGAATCAGACCTTCGATGTCTTCATTGAGCGCGTCAAAAGCGGCGTCCACGTTGGCGATGTATCCAGCGTCAGCGCTTCGTTTTTCATACGAACGGCGACCGGAAACAGGGTTGAAAGATCGTCCAAGAATTGAACAGCTTGTCTCGTCCGCCGTGAACCGGTGGAGTTGAGTCAAGCCGCCGATGAGATGATCTTTAAGCCCCATTTGTTGCCCAAAAAACCCGCTCCGGTCGGACCGGTGGCGGGTTTGAGTTTGTTCGGTTGCGAAACGCTTTAGAAGCGGAGTGCGACCGTGGCGGTTTGGCCAGAGATGTCACCGGTGCCGCCGGCGGCAACGAACTTCACGTTGACATATCGGCTCACGTCCGGGGGAAGTCGGAACGTGATGGTTTGCGCGGCGATGGTGGAACCGGTGCCGGTGATGACCTTGACCAAGTTGGTCGTAGTAGTCGGGGTGACAGCGGCTCCGCTCTGAACCGTGATGGTCAGGGTGTCGGCAGACGGCAGGTGAGTCGAGGTCAAGGCCGGGACATCAATAGTCAGGGCCATGTTTTCAGGGCTGAACCCATAGCCAACTGACTCAAGGTCAATGTCGGACGAGGTGACGGTGCCGTCAGCGGTGGGAAGTGCGCGGTTAATGACGTAGGTGGCGTCTTTGATTTTGCGGGCGAAAGTAGACATTGCTTTTTCGTGTTAGTTGTTGAGGTTGTTAAACTTAGGCAATCGGCTCAGTCGAAACGATGGAGTCAGTGACGACGATCGGGATTCCTTCGAAGTCCGTGGGGGTGGGAACGTAAGCAGCGCCTCCGCCAAGCGAGCCGGTGCGACCGTTGCCGTTGAGCGCAACCAAGGCGGCGCGGGCGGCTTGGAGTTGGCCAAGCGAGCGGCGGTTGACGAAGATGGCATCAGGGCGGACTCCGGCGGGGAAAAGGAGCATCAGTTGGGAAAGCAGCGTGTCGCTAAGACCCTTGCCGGTTTGGGCGGTAAGGTTCTTGATGCGGCCGACGCTGTATTTCGATGCGGACTGGAGTCCAATCCAAGAGGCAAGGTCTGCAACTTGGCCGGGACCCCTGAGTCCAGCGCCGTCCTCAAGGGACTCAACGCGGAACTCGCCAAGGCGAATCTCGGCATTGCGACCCATGATGAGTTGCACGTCCTTGGGACCGAACTTGACCGCATAAGCGGAAGAGCCTGTGTCAGCAGTGGAACCAGTGGCGTCCAAGATCATGGCCGAATCGGTCATGGAAACGAGTCCGGAGAATCCAGCGGAAGAGCCGAGTGCGGTAGTGCCATAGAAGATCTGAGTGCCAACCTTGCGCATGGCGGCTTCCATGACTCCGGCGGCTTCAATGGACTTGATGTCCTCAGGGGTGCCGTTTTCGGGAGAGTCAAGGACAGACTGCCAGACTTCGACGCGACCGCCGAGAAGTCCGCATTCGAAGAGCTTGTTTTCAAACACGCTCTTTCCGGCGGCGATGCCAGCAGAGGCGGCGATGAAGTCAACGGCGGGAAGCCCGGTGCGGGTCAGGGTTTTGTAGGAGGTGCCGGTGATGGTGCGAATCGGAAAGCGCGCAACCTCGGGGGCGGCGGCAAGGGACTCTTCTACGAGTCCGGTAACGATGTCGCTGCCGTTCATTTTGGCAACGTCGAGAAGGGTTAGGCGGGACATTTTGTTAGGTTAGTTTAGTTGTTGGAGTTGTTGAAGTTAGGACTTGGCTTTGGCTTTGAAGCCAGCTTTCACGCGGTCGAGTCCGTGGAGTTCTTCCTTGGGCGATTCGCCAGTGACCGTAGAAGCCGCAACCGGCTGTTTCACGCCAGCGGCCTTGACGATCTCGGCCACCTTCACGTTGACGGAGGTCTCGACAGCCCTGAGGGCGGCGGCGTGGGTTTCCTTGTCGGCGGTAACCTGAGCGGTCAGGGTGGCGATTGAGGCGCGGGCTGTAACTTCGTTGGCCTTGTGCTGTTCAGCGTCATAGTGGAGCTTTTGCACGAAGGCGAAAACATCACCTTCGGAGGTAAAATCGGCACCGAAAGCAGTCTTGAGGGCAGAAGCGAGGGGTGCGGAGGTGGCGACATGTGGTAGGGCTTGAGTTGGGTCTTTCATTGCGAAAACGGGGGCGATCGCGACGGCCTTTAGTTCCTCGGCAGCGGTGTCAATCTCTGTGGCGAATCCAAGGGCAAGTGCGTCCTTGGAACCAAGCCAAGTCTCGGCGTCCATAAGTTCGGTTGCCTTGCTTTTTTCAATGCCAATGGCGGCAGCGTAGAACTCAGACATGCTGTCGTCAAAACCTTCAAGGATTCCGGCGGTCTTTTCGAGGTCCGTGGCGTTGCCGTAGACTCCGGCAAGGGAGTTGTGGACCATGAGGCGGGAGCCTGCCTTCATGACCCGCCTTGACCCGGCGCAAAAGATGAGTGAGGCGGCAGAAGCTGCAACCCCCATGCAAACGGTTGTGACTTCCTTGCCGCTACCACGGAGAAAGTTTCCGATTCCCATTCCGGCTTTCAGGTCGCCACCGAAAGAGTTGATTTGAACGGTTACTTTGGGGCCAAGCGCTTTGACGCGGTTGACGAACGAGGTGTCGTCATTGCCCTCCCACCAATCCCCGACAATGCCGAAAAGTTCAATAGTATCTTCTTGGACGCCAGGGTTTTCGGCGGCGGCTTTGATCGTGAAGAATGGCTTCATGGTCGTCTTATTGCAAGTTTTTGCGTTAAAGGTCAAGCGGTTTATTGCAAAACTTTTGCATCAGGCGCGGCGGGAGTGCCGTCAAGCATCGCAAGTGCCTCACTACCAAGGTTTTGCAGAATCCACAAGCGGCGGTATTGGTCGTGAGTGATGCCCAAACTGTCCGCCCCCTTGGTGAACTCCTCCTCGGCTGTCTGGCCATAGAGTGCAAAGTATTCGTCGATGGACATGTTCATCGTCCGAACCTCGTCCAAGATGGCCTTGGTGTCACGTCCAAGGTCAATTGACAGGTCGCGCGGGCGGCGGAAGCCTACGTCCCACCATCCGTCAACGGCCTCGATGCGCTTGGCGTCAATCTCATAGGCCAGCCAGTGAAGCATGAGGCGTTGAACCACGGGCCACAGGATGGCGTCTTGAATCATTTCAATGCGGACCTTGGCCTTCTCAATAATCGTCCGCTGCTGGGTGCCCTGAGTGCTGCCAAGGAAGGCGAAGTCATAGGGCCAGCGAAGGCAAACGCACAACTCCCGCATGAAGCTCTCTTTGAAGGGGATGAAGAACTGGCCGGGATATTCAGGGCGGAGGTTCGTGATCTTGCTGCCGATGGGGACACGCTGCATGGAGACGCCAGTCACTTTCTCGAATTTCTGCCCGCCGGGGTCGTCCGCCGTCGGGGCTGTCCGTGTGCCAAGCGTGCTGGCCTTGGCGCTTTGCACCGGCCCGGCGTCCTCATAAAGAACCGGGGTGACGAGTTGGAGTTTGAATCCGATCTTGGCCAGCGCGTTGAACTCCGAAACATCAAAGAGGCTGTTGATTGAGGAGGTCCAAGACGGACCAACCCTCAACTGCCCGGCCCTCACTGGCTCGCGGATGTGGAGGATGCCGCTGGCTGGCATCGGCTCGCCCGCAAAGGTCTGGTATTCAACAGGCTCCCCTGCCTCATTGTAGCGGACTCCGTCAATAAATCCGGCCCGCTTGACCGCCTCGTTTCGGTAGGAGTCCTTGAAAACATGGGTTTCCAAAGTCTGGATGCAGGGAGTCCCGTCCGCTTTCTCAGTGAAGGCCGGGAACACCTCGCCGTCCCTCAGCCATGCGCGGCAAATGACCTTAAGTTCCGCCGTCAAATCGTTCGCTCCCGAAGCAGTTGGCGACTTGCAAAACTCTTTGAAGGCCTTGGTGGCTTTCACCCGCCAAGCCCGGTCTCCGCCGCGAAAAACGGGGATAAGCCCGGTGCGGACTGAGTAATCCACCATGTCGGAGAGTATGCCCCCCGTTGCGCTCTGGTTATGCTCAATAAAGCGGCAGAACTTCACCGCTTCCCACCGCGAAAAGGTCGATATTTCCTCCATCACTGAGCGCGGTTCGACTGCGTTCGTCTTGTTCCGGTTCTCGTTTTGTTGCGCGCCTTCCGAGAACGTGGTGGACCCGCCCCAGGATGCGTAAGGGAAGGTGCTTTTGAAGGTGGGGAAAAGCTTGAGGAACATGGGTTTATGAAGTAATGTATCCGAAGTTTGGAAGGATGCCGGTGGTTTCCTCGGCATAAACGAAGTCCTCGAACTCATCGTCCGTCAGGTCTTTGATCTCGATTTCACAGGCGCGGCAGAGGCTCAAAAGGGCGGCAGGGTCGGACACCGACGGCACCGCGAAACTCACTGACTCCCCGTTGATGGAGCCACTCGCCACGGTCTTCCCGCTGGCTGAATAGGCCACACGGTATTCACCCGTGGCGATGCGGCGAATCTCAACCAGGGCGAGCGCCACGTCGGCCCCGACCTTGCAAAAGATGCCGTAAGCGAGAGTTTTTACCGGGTCCATTTACCCGGTCTTATTGCAATGGTTTTGCATTAAGTCAAGCGGGTTCTGCCGGTTCCGCCTCCATCTTCGCTTCACCCGGTAGCAGGTCCGCCGCAACCTGCCAAACGGCGATTTCAGCCTCGCAGTCCCCGCAGTGGTCCGCCGCCTTGTGGTCACGCAAGGCCCATTGCAACCGGCCTTTGACGACCATGTAGCTCTTGGCTGTGACTTGCTTGGTGTAATACTCCGGCGGGGTCTGGCAGATGGTCCAGCTTACGCCAGTCTTGTTGGCGATCATGGCGGCGAGTTGGTCCCATCCGCCCTGCTTTGCCCAGCAGAGACAGGTCACCTTGCGCCCGCTGGCAGCGGTGAAGGTTGCCCACCGGTAAATCTGATTGACCACGCGGCCTTGTGGCCAGCCCTTCGACGGCCTCTCCATCACAGGGTAGGCCTGTTTATCTTCTCCGCGCATTGGTATCCAGCCCCGATCCTGGCACTCGTCCAAGGTCTCTTTCATCTTGTAGGAGCAGTCACACAGAACCGTCTGCGCCCCCAGTTCCTTGCACTTGGTGTCCACCTCGTCAAAGGTCGCCACCTCGCCCGCCCAAAACAGGCGCGTTGACCCGTCCTCGGCCAAGGTGCGGACCACAATCCAGAAACTGGCCTGTTGCCGGTCAACCCCGGCGATTCGAACCTCCGTCAGCGAGATGCCATGAATTGCCGCATCCTCCCACTTGTCCCCGAACTCATAGCTGCCCTTGGGCAGGTCAGTGATGGCGGAGACACCAAAGAGAACCACGTCGAAAGCCTCCGCCGCTGTCTGGTTAAAATAATCCTGAATCGCCTGCATCTCGCCGCTGGCCACAGCCTCAAGGTATTGGACCCGGCAAGCACCGATGGTGCATTTACTGTCCGGGCTGTTCCAACTCGGGGACTGGTAGGAGTTGTGGCCCCGTTTGGCGTCGGGGTTGGTTGGTAGCCAGAAGCACGGGTAAACCTTCCGCATCTCCTCCGGGCCCCGCCGGGCAAGCTCCGCCTCGTAGTCCTCGACCGTGGCAAACTCCCATGACCTGTCGGGGAACGCCTTGGACGACTCCCAGTCGGCAGAGTAGGCGCGATGCTTGTCGGGGTCGCGAAACTTGTAGCCGCAGTCATGTGGGCATTCGTGCCAGCTCTCCGACTCGACACGGTCCCAGTCCCACTTGCCGTTCGCCTTTTTGGCGTCCTCAGGGTG